TTGAGTACCGCCTCAAAAATCAAATCGGATACTCAAGATTTCATGTTAAGTGACTCAAAAATCAGAAGTGCAAAACCAAAAGAAAAGCTTTATCGACTTGGTGATTCCGATGGTTTATGTGTTGAAATTAAACCCAATGGTAAGAAGTATTGGCGCTATCGTTTTCAGTGGCTTAAAAAAACTCAAATGATGAGTTTGGGTGAGTACCCTATTGTTGGCTTGGCTGAAGCTCGTTCAAAAAGAGATGAGGCAAAGTCATTAGTTATAAGTGGTATTAATCCAGTAGAAGAAAAAGAAAGCCAGAAAAAAGCTAAACAAGAAGAATATGACAATAGAGTTCTATTTAAAGATGTAGCTGCAGAATTTAAAAAAGAAAAATTAAATAATCGATCAGAGCGATATCAAGAAGCTTTTCAGCGAGCGCTCGATAAAGATATTTTAAAAGTTATTGGCGATAAAGATATTAAAGAAGTTACCTCGGCAGATGTTTTGACAATAATGAAAAAAACCATTGCACGAGTTAAGCGCCAAAAAAAACATGGTACTGGCGAAGTATCAGCAATTCAGAACCGTACTTTTATTGGCGGTGTAATGCGTTATGCAATCGCCACACTTAGAGCTGATTATGATCCTACATATGCAGTTAAAAATGTAGTTGAGCGTCCAGAAATAGAGCACGCAAGACCTATGGAAAAACATGAGGCCGTACAACTTCGAAATAAATTAAATAGCTATGGTGGATCTACTACAGTAAAAAATGCTGGGCTAGTAATGCTCTACTCTATGCTTAGGACTATCGAGATCCGCCGCATGAAGTGGGAATATGTAGATTTTGAAGCAAGAACAATCACATTTCCAAAAGAGATGATGAAAAAGAAGCGCATTCACATCGTTCCAATGTCTGATCAAGTTTTCAATATTCTTCAAGAGCAACGCAATATTGTCGGCAATCGTGAATATGTGTTCCCTGCGATTTATCAAGATGGAATGCTGTCAGCAACAACGCTTAATAAAATGCTTGATTATATAGGCTTATCTGATGTGACTGCCCATGATTTTCGCGCTACCGCATCTACCCTTCTAAATGAAAAGGATTACGACGACAAGTGGATTGAAAAGCAATTGGCACATGCAGATGGAAATAAAACCAGAGCAACATATAACCATGCAAAATACCTAGAAAGCAGACGTAAAATGCTGCAAGACTGGGCTAATATTGTAGATAGTTGGGCTGACTAATTTCCGACCAAATGCACTTTTGACTACGTCAATTTTTGACTTCTATTTGTTTATCCACAGCTTTTTAAATTTGAATTTAAGCTCATCCCTAGAATATCATCTTGAATATGTTACAAAATCAAGCTAGGGGAAACTTATGAGCGAAATTGCACCGTCCATTATTCAGATAAAACCGTACATCACACAAAGTATTGTTTTATCTGAAGCTTTATCATTTAAGCAAGTTGTACCTTCAACTCACATGCTTATCCCCTACGCACTCGAAAAGATTTCAGCAGGCTTCCCCAGTCCTGCACAAGATTACATAGACAAAGTGCTCGATATGAATGAGCACTTAATTAAGAACGAAACTTCAACGTTTATTGTTAAAGTTGCTTCGCTTTCGATGCTCAATGCAGGTATAGATATTGATGACGAGCTAATTGTTGATCGAAGTCTTGATGCAAAGCACGGCGATATTGTTGTTGCACTAATCGATAATGAATTTACGGTTAAGCGGCTAATGATCGATGAAAAAGGAAAATGGCTAAAAGCAGAAAATCCGGATTATAAAAATATTTACCTTTCGGATGGCCAAGAATTAATTATCTGGGGTGTTGTTACCTGCGTAATTAAAATGATAAGAAAGTCATGAAACACGAAAACAAAGTCTTTTTCTTGATAGACGTCAACAACATGTACGTTTCATGTGAGAGAGTCTTTGACCCATCTTTGAATGATAAGCCCGTAATTGTTTTGTCAAATAACGATGGGTGCGCCGTGGCGCGTAGCAATGAGTCAAAAGCCCTAAATATAAAAATGGGTGTGCCTCTTTTTCAAATTAAAGACATTGTTCAGCAGCATAACGTAATCATACTTTCTAGTAATTATGCAATGTATGCAGAAATGTCGAGGCGTTTTCATAAGATTCTGAGTTCGTACGTAACTGCAGAAGAAGTTGAACCGTACTCTATAGATGAATGCTTTGTTGATTTCACAGCTTATGAAAAGAACTTTGATTTAGAAAAAGTCGGTCAGCAAATGCGCCAACAAATATGGAAATGGCTCGGTTTACCAGTATGTGTTGGAATCGGAAGAAGTAAAACAGAAGCAAAAATTGCAAATCATATTGCTAAAAAGAACCCCGGCTTTAACAGTGTATGCGATCTCGTCAATATGGATCCTTGCAACAAAGAATATTATTTCTCATTAATTGATGTTTCGGAAGTTTGGGGTGTTGGCCGTAAGCATTCAAAAAAGCTGCAAGCTATAGGTATTAACAGTGTTTTAGATCTAGCTTGTGCTGAACCTCGAGAGATGCAAAAAAAGTTTTCAATTGTGATGGCCAGAACTATTTATGAATTGCAGGGAATTTCATGCATAGAGATCGAGCATACTCCCCCGTCTAAAAAGCAAATTGTTGCCAGCCGATCATTTGGTGGTCGTGTAACTGAATTGACAGATCTAAAAGAAGCTATCTCCATGTACGCTCAGGATGCTTGTAAAAGGTTACGTGATGAAGAATTGTTATGCGGATGTATGATTGCATTTGTTCAATCCAATCCTTTCGACCCAAATGTTCCGTTCTACAATAAATCAATCACAGGTTCATTTTCTGAACCCACGGATTGTGCTACAGATTTAGTAAAAGCAGCGGTACGCATGGTTGGTGAAATTTATAAAGAAGGCATTAAATACAAGAAATGTGGCGTAATACTAACAGGACTAGAGCCAAAGTCTGGCCACACTTATGACCTATTGACTGACTTCGAGCATATAGAGAAAAAGGAATGTTTGATGCAGGCTATGGACGATATTCATAGCAAGTTTGGAAAGAAGAAGATTGGTGTCGGACCGTGTTTTGTGCCTAATCGTAACTGGTCAATGTCGCGGGATAAATTGAGTAGAAATCCGTTCACCCGTGAAGGCATTTTAACCATCACTAAATAAATTTCTAAGTTTCAAAATTACCGCATAAAAAGATATGATAGGCCATAAATACTTATATAAAAGAGAAATTTGTAATGCTAAAAAACTTACTTAATAAATTTAAATTTAGTGCAGAATGGGCAGAGTTAATATGGAAGATAATATCATTAATTTTTGTTTTGTTAGGAACTACAGCTACTGCCTTATGGGCTCGAGCCTCTAAAGAAATAAATGAACTAGGTTCATTCATATGGGTGCTGGTAGCTTTAACAAGTGCGTTATTATTTACCCTAATGGTGTATTTAATAAGTTTATCGAAAAAGAAGAATGCAGAAGCTACTAAGTTAGCGATTGAAGCTAATTACTTGGCGACACTTTCCACCCCAAAATCTACAATTAATCCACTTTCTGACGTTTTTAATGATCAAATTATATATTTACCTGATTTATATTTACCAAAGATGCAACCCCATAAAAATAAGGTTTTTAAAAGATGTAAAATTATTGGTCCAGGATGCTTAGCAATAGTGGGAGGAAGCTATATAGGCACAAATTTTGTAGATAATGGCAGTGTATTATTACTACCCAATCAAGCTGCAATTGTAGGAGTTCTATGTCTTGAAAATTGCACAGTTGAAGATTGTGAAATTATAAGCACTACCATTTTAATAAATCACGATATAGCTCAAGCTTTGGTAGCTCTTGGGATGCATGTACCAGGAATCAAAGATTACTTTTCCCAGCAAGTAATTGATAATAGTGCTTCTAAAAAAATTAATTAAATCATTATCTATAAAACATCAATATGTATTTTAAGATTAATTATATGAGCTGTGCATCCTGATAGCAGAATGCACAGCAAAACTAGGTACTTCATATTGAAACTCTGTTAGCGATCCAGCCATAGAAAAACTGCTCTTGGCTTTTATTTCTCTCACAAATCTCGATATAGCGCTGGCCTTGCATAATATTGAGCACACGCACCAGAACCTTCTCGCCTTCTTTCCCGCGTTTTGCCAGATAAGTTTTTAGAGCACCTAAAGTGTTAGAACCATAAACACCATCAACCTTCAAGTCTGCATACCCAGCTTTACCTTGGTTATTAAGCAAGTTCAAAGCACGTTGTAAAAGTGGTTTTGCAAAATTGATACCACAGTTCACACCAGTATCTAAAAGTTCTTCAGCTACAGCAGAGCTAATTGTATTCACCTGATCAAATCGTGGGGCTGTCCAGTACTGCTTCTTGTAAACCGCTTTGGCTACTTCAAGCGGCAAATCTTTCATATTGCCCTTGTAGCCATTTTCCCGTGCCACAGCTTCGGTAATACCATACTTTGTTGCCCCTCCTCGATCCGCAGGATTATTAACATACCCGCCTTCACGTTTGATCAACTCTTCAAGATATTGTTCGATATTCATTTCACTTTCCTTTAGACGTAAAAAAGCCACCCGAAGGTGGCTTTTGAGAGAAACTTTTACTTACACAAGCTATTTACAAAGCTACTCCACAAATATCCTTAGTACCTGTTGGATAAGTTTGTGTAATTTTAGATTGATCCAGCAGAAACTCGACTGAGACATCTTTGTTCGCATCAGTTGCTGCCAAATCAAAATAATTTGAAGTTAATGAAAAATATAGGTTATCTAGTTTAGAAGGGAATGTCGCAAAATAGCCTTTGTTAACCCCATTAAAAACTAAACCAACTTGATTGGAGTTCTGATTAATATAGATACCAATTTTCTGATAGCCATCAGAAGTAACTTCTGGAGCTAAACTAAATCCATTAGTAACTAACGCACTATCATTTGATGTAGTTTGAAAATAAAAATTATTAGTTGTCGGCCCATGTTGGTAAGCAACTATGAAATGTACAGCCTTACCGTTCTGCATGATTCCGCCAGATAAGGCTGGGAAAATATTTACATAACCCGTATTGCCTAGTGTAGGAACTTTAATTTTATATTCAAAAGCTATAATTCCGGTTGTAGGTAGTATTTTGTCACCACGCGTATAGAGTGAAGCTTGAGGGTCATTCGTGGCTAATGCCCTTGTTAGATAATCTTGACTGTAAGCCGAGTAAATGGGACTTTGCTGAGAAGTCTTATAAGAAAACTTATTTCCTGTAATAGTTGGGAACTTCTGAACAGAAGTATTACCTAATGATTGCAACTGGGTTAATGTTGCATCAAAGCTATATGTACACTCAGCAAATACACTACTGATTCCACTGAAGCCCATTATTGTTGCTAAAATTATATTTTTCACGGCATTATCCTATTTTTATTTTGAACATTTAGTATAAACAAGTCTTTAAATAATTTAATTAAATCCGACAGATGACAGAAATATATGTGATCTAGTTAATAATACCGCCCGAAGGCGGTTAACTATTCCGTATATCATCTTTGGCTTTCTTAAATTCTTTGATCACTTCAACAATCGTTTTACCTTCCTGCTTATCAATGAAGTTAAAGATCCACCGGACTAAAGCCCAACCGGGTAAACCACAAACAAAGAAGAATCCACCAAGTGCAATCATCCCCCATACATCTGTAACCCATTCGTGAAGCCCCCACTTCACAATAATGAATGAGCCCCCAGCAAGACTTGATACAACCGTACAAATCAAACCAACTGCCCACTCTTGTGGTGAGCGTGGCATACGAGTCATTAATACCACTGCTGCAACCAAACCGACCGCTAAAGTCACCATGATTGCAATCCCATACAATTTTAGTAGTGCTGTAAAACCGCTAGTAGAAACTGGTTCCATGCCTTTTACTCCAGAATTAGGCAATAAAAAAGCACCCGAATGGGGTGCTATAGAATTAAATAAATTTAAGCTTCAGAAGTACTCTGAGTAATCTGATTTGTATAGTTCCAAACTGTGTTTTCCCATACATCACGTGCAGCAACACGAATGTAATATGGAGTAGTTGGTTGTAGTCCTCCAAAAGTAGTTGTTAAATCTGTGCCGGTCCATGAAGGGGGCATTTGTGTTGGATCAAAGTTTGGTGTAGCGCTTAGCCATACAGCATAGTCTTTCAGATCAGGTACTTCACTAGGTACCCAATTCACCGTAATAGAATCTACGGTTGCTGCTGTGTACACATTGAGAAGTACTGGCGGAACCGGATTACTAATACTCAATTCAGCATAGGTACTAACTTGGTCGCCATTCTTGCTGGCCACTCGAATTGTGTAAGCTCGGCCTAAACCGTCTTGCTTAGCCTCTTCAATCGAATAACTATAATCCGTATTGGTAGTATCAACTTGACGAATCATTGCTCCATTAGACCAGACCTGAACACGATAGCCATCTGCACCAGTTGAGCTTTGCCATTGAACCTTGAAAGTGGTACCAACAAAAGGCGATTGAAGCGATAAGCCCTTAACACCCGCAGGACGTCCACCAGATAATGTATAGCTGTAAGCAGTTACCTCATCTAAGGTCTGCTCTTTACGTTCTAAACCATTAAAACTGGTGAACTTTAAAAAGATTTGTTTTTCCACTAGACCTTCATTGTACGGATATTTGAATATAGCTTTATCCAAACGAACAAATGGCTCACCAGCATTGTGGCTTTGTGCATCATCAAAACGTCCACGTAGAACATCACTTAAGGTATAAAGACCAGATCCGTTTAATGTGGCTACCTGATAATTAAAATACTCATCCCCCACTTTACAAAGTGTTTGGTCCGCTTGAGCATCTTCTAATGTTCCACTGAAGATTTGGCTAACCGTATTTAGCTCAACCTGTAAAGTCGAATCATCTGCATCAATTGCTGTAACAAGCTGCCCATAACGTGCAGATCCATAAATTGTGCCAATCATTTCATAGGTCGTATTATCAAGACTGGCCCAAACATTACATCCACCCCAATTAGCCCCGCCCGAGACAGCAACCCAAACTTGATTCTTGCCATCCGTAAGATCCAGCGGTGGCTCAAATATAGATGGTGCATTCACATTACCCGGCTCTTCATTTCCGCCCTGATAACCATTTGACGCTTGAGAGTCATACTCAATGGCAGATCTTGAACCGATAGACAATTCTTCTGCAGTAACGGTTAACATGCCACTCTCATCTTCCTCAATACGAGTAATACGTACAGGGAATTTATCAAGCCCCAATCCTGATTCAGTCAACGTAAGAATGTCCATTGGCTCTAATCGGCAGTACTTCCATCCCAAATCAAATTCATACTCATTGCGAACATAAAGCAGTCGTTGTAAGCGAAGTTGTGCAGCATGGCGGGCTATTTTTGGCTCACAGAAGTAATGACATTCCACAGGGTCCTCGGTACGCAAGCCAAACATTTCAATATTTGCTTGGTCTTTGGCTTCTGTTGTTTCGGTGTTGTACTGGTTATAGCGATTAATGTATTCAATCTGCACATGATTATAGGCATCTGTGTCACGACTACGGCGCACACGTACTGGCTCATCATCGCCAATAAAGTCATCATCAGTTAAGTGGTAAACCGGTGTGAGATCAGGTGTAAAGGTAACGCCGTTACCCGTTATTGCAGAGTCCCCGAAAGAACGTATCTTTAAGCCATCCGGGCTTGGTACCACAGCACAGTTAACCGCCTCGACAATCTCATTGATAGTTTCATAAGCTGGGCGTTGTTCTGTGAATGCAGGACTAATCAAGAGATTAGCTGCCCGGCAATAGGTTCTAAACTCTTCCAGATCTGCAATGTTAAGATTTGGGGCCGCACCATGTCGTGGATGAGTAATAAAATCTTCAATAACATCTGCCGGGTTAGCATCATCAATTGTGTCAGATAGCGTGATAGTACTGATCACTTCAAAATTATGATTTGAAAGGCTGGCGCTATTACCCATCTCATAATTAGCTACAGCTACATATCCCAAATATGGATAGTTAATTGCCTGTTCTGGATGCTTTGATACTAACCATCCCCACGGCGGATTATTATTTCCATCGAATAATTCAAATTTTAACTGGTCGATGGGATCTAAAGTTATAGATCCTTCTTGTTTAGGTACATATTGCTCTTTGTCTACCCATATCAAGCCAATCTTTTTAATCTGGTTTTCACATAAACCGAGCATGAGAGAGGCGCTATAACTAAAGGTGGTATTACTGGTTTTTGTACCCCCACCCTTACCACCAGACTTCTGAACTGTTGTATGAGGTGTAGCTGTAAAATCTCCATACCAAAACATATTAGCCGCAACACGGGTTTTGCCATAAACCAATGGCTGGCAAAGCCCATAAGCTGACTGTTGGATCCGCATAGAGTTAATACGGGTATCCGTTGTACTAATCGTAGTACTGCCAAATAATCCACCCATTTATTTAAGCCTCTTCATACGAAAAAACCCGGCAATTCGCCGGGCCAAACTTCCTTTTGTACCATCTTGGATAATGACTCCCTGATGGATATAACTGTGAATGACCTGTGGCCACTCGATGACAATTGCACCATGACTGATGCATTTGCCAAAATGATATAGAACGATGTCACCCGGTTGTGGTGGCCCTTCTACTGGATCACATACACCTAAGATAAGTTCTAAATAACGTTGCCCCATCTGATGCATGTGCCAATCAGGAGGATATGGCCGTGGGTCTAAATGATCCATGAGTCCAACTTTTTCATAGACTTCACAAATCAAAGTACCACAGTCCACCCCCACACCTTTTACTCGCCCTTGGTGATGGTAGGGTGTACCCAACCAAGTAAGAGCTTCTTGAACTGCTTCTAAATTTTTCATATTGAATAGGTCATTCGTGAAACTACTTTGCTCACAATGTAATTAGCTTGCAAAATACGTCCAGCTGTATTCGGATGCAATCCATCCGTTAGATATAAATGCTGACTTCCTGTTTCAAGATCTCGGATAATCCCACTTTCATGGTGTTGGTCAACAAGAGTAAACCCATATCGAAGAGCCATTTTAGAAAGCCCATCAATTAATGGTGCTAACTCTGTACTATCTGCACTCGCTCTTTGTAGCGGATTTGCATAAAAGCAGACTGCATTTGGGAAGTTCTTTCTGATTGTCCAGAATGCCCAGCGTGCAGCCTCAAGTGTAAGTGTACGATCCAAATCATTGAGTGTTGCTTTACTCATTGCAGTTTCATAATCACCCAAACTTACCAGTCCATCATTAGTGCCCATTGCAACAATGATGATGTCAGGATTTTCAGCATTTGTAATTGCGGTATTCACTTGATGTGACATCATTTGCCAAAGGTTGGTTTGCCCAGACTCACGGAAAGATGCGCCTGACTTAGCGTAGTTCCGAAAACCTGACATTTTTAGCTGATCTTTTGCGTATGTAGGCCAGTTAGGGAAAGGCGTTGTTGTTTCATCAAAAATACCTTCATCTACACGGCTTGTTTGAGTAATCGAGTCGCCAAAAAATAAGTACTTAGCACCAAATGCTCTTGATACAATACCCCCAGTGCCAGAGCTTGAACCAGCTAGTTCAGTTCCAAACAGCGCCTTTAACTTACCTTTAATATAAGCTGTGTATGAAGTGGCTACAGTACCACTTTCAATCTGAATTGTGTCTTGATTCAGTGCCCATGTATCAATCCCATCTTTCAAGCAAATTTGAAAATAAACTGCGTTGGCTGGAATGTCGTTGAAAGTAACGCTAGTTGCATTTAACAACACTGGGGCATTACTTATCCTTTTCTTGTCTTTATCTAACAAACGACCAGCACGATAAGCAACACTACTAGCTGTTAAACCACTAACAGTTAGAGAAGTTAATCCTTTAATATAAATTGGTTGAGTTGTAACACTATTTAGATGTGGCTCTAAAACACCTGCCGCAGTAATACGGCTGTTCATTAATAACGGTACGTTTTTGTCAAAAATATTTTTAGACAAATTCTCAAATACTGGATCCGCTATCGTATAAACTTGAACAGGGTCAACATAAAAATCTGTACCATAAATATTTTTAAGTTTACCCCTAATATATGGGGTGTAAGCCGTCGCAACATTCCCAGATTCAAACTGAATGGTATCCGTGTTTAACGTCCAAGTATCAATTCCATCTTTAAGTGTGATTTGAAACCAAGCAGCATTATTAGGAACCGTAATTACCTTTGCTGTTTTATTTGGATAAATAGAGTCATTCCGAATGAATTTCTTGTCTTTATCAAAAAAGCGATATGCTCTATAAGCTTCAGGGCTAGCTTGTAAACCACTTACAACTATAGAAGCCATCCCTGCAACACTGATTAATGGTGTAGTAATACTTTTTTGATGTTCTTCAAGTTCACCGAATTGATTAATTCGGCGATTCATTAAAAGCGGAGTATTTTTGTCAAAAAAGTTTTTAGATAAGCTTTCAAAAATTGGCGTTATGCTATTAACTGCCCGCGCATCAAAAGTTGCATCTCGATCCACATTTACAGCCGCTTTAATGATACTTGTTAGAGCAACATCACCACTAAAAACAGTCCATTCGGCAGGCCAAACGGACGAAGCATTTGAGAATCTAAATACTAATTTTTGTGCATTGAAACACCAAGCGAATTGTCCACAAACAGCATTAGAAACTGGCAAAATAATGCCATAAGCCCACTGATTGTTAATAGGTGGACGGTTTAAACAGTTATCCCAAGTTGTTCCGCTTATAAACTTAAAAAAACCTTCTTCACGAAAATCGTTCCAATCTATTGATTCTGTTATTACTCGTGGTTTCAAAAATTTATTTGCATTAAAAACGTCTAATCCCACAACATTTTCTAGAAACTGTTTTAATGCGGATTTAAATCCTTCTTCAGTTACTGAGGATCCAATAAGCTGCTCAATATCAGGTAAAGCCATTTTATAGCCCCATAAAAAAAGCCCTGCATTTAGCGGGGCTTGGGTTAAAGATGAATTTGTTTAAACAGAAGTTTCAGGAACAGGTACAAATGGTGCACCGCGGAACCGAGCACGGTTCTTAAAACGATTAGTACATGTATCGAGACGTTTATCACAACCCGGATAAACACGAATCGCCTCGCCTATCTCTGGCATTTTTAAAAGCGGCAAAGTTAGGATTAGCGAACCAGCTTCATGCAAGCGTACGGTTCGTTTAATACCAATATTTGCACCTTCTAAAAACTCCACAACTCCTTGAGTAAACCAACCTTGTGGGTGACTTAAATCGCAAAGTATCCGGTTAGGCGTGCTATTGGTACCAATAATCGTATTTACAGCAAAATCCGTGCTTAAAAGCCCACATGCACTATCAAATAAAGTGTTTAAGCATCCTGGTGTGTATAAATTCCTTGGCATTTGAAGCTTTAAATTATCAACATCAGAGACCACACTTGCGTTGATTTCATATCGATTAAGCTCAGGTTCAACAATACGCCCATCAAATAAGACTAAAGTGCCGGCACTGGTATCTGTAGGAGTATTCATATCCATGAAAATTCGTTCTAGCTTAAACCGAGCGCCGTCTAAAATTCCGTTATGGAAAGCTTGAGCTATGGGTACATCGCCGAACTTTGTATTTTCGGTTGCCTCAATAGTGATAGATAAGTTATCCACTTCAATGCCTAAAGAAAGGCTAGTCCCTTCTCGGCTGATAATTGGTCCATCAGCTCGAAACTCCTTGCCTTGCACCTTCAAATTGACGTCATAGCTTGTATAGCGATACTCAATGCCCTGAATAGTTGTAATGGTGTAAAGATCGGCCATGATGAACTGATCAGCATCTAACAAGGCTATAAGTTTTGGAGAGGCTTGTCTCATATCTTATTCCCCAAAGAACCAATTAACTCAACCTTCCCGGCTTTCCACAGCTTATGCATAAAGTTGACATATTGCTGTGTATCATCTTTAAAACGGCAACGGTAGTAAAAAGTACCCGTCACAGTTACCTCTACACCTTCCTCGATCGGCTGTGAAAGTACATATTTACCGTCACTCGTTATCTGAGCAGTTGCGTTATTCCACATAAGCTTTTCTTGGTCTGTGTTCCACATTGTTTTGGCTGGTGTTTGATTCCACATGTTGGGATCTACTTCACCTACAATCTGCTCCTCTGTATTACCTAGAGGCAATTGGCTTGTGTACATATCCTTGTATAGCTGGAAAGTTGTAGTAGTTCCATCACCAATAAATGTGCAACTAAACTCATTGTCATCAGGCATCTTATAGAGAAATGAATCAAATGCCCCACGGCGCTCTAAATAAAATCCTTGAAGTTGCTGCAATTCCTTTCTCCCCTTATTTTCGCGCAAGAATGCGTAAGACAACGAGATTTCATATTTAGGTGAGGCCTGAAAGCTTGCTCGAAGCTCTCGGCCATTAATGGAGGTCATGATTTTGGTGTTAAACATGGGAGTAATAGATGTATCCCATTCAAGACCGGGTAATTCTGGAAATAATACATTTGACACTTACACCTCCTTATTTACCGTTTTTACCAAATCCACGGGCATAACTTTGCAAACCACTAGCAACTGCACGGCCATTGCTCTTCAAGAGCCGTTGAATACTCTTGGCATCAATTGCACTAATATTAATGGTTGCTCCCGCACCTCCACCTTCAGCAACTGCAGCAGCTCCAAAGCTTGCCCCATTACGCAAGGCTTTACCCATTTCACGGATGGTATTTGCATGTTGTGAAGGTAGAACCATTTCATCTTCATGCAGTTGAGTAACAGGATTCACACCAGATGGAATGTCGTAACCTCCTCGAGCAGATTTAATCTTGCCCGCAAGACCAGCAACCAAACCAAAAGCAGCCGCACCAGCACCAACGGCTAAAATTGGACCAACATACGGAATTGCGACCATCGCTTTAAAAGCTCCAGCCATTGCCTCCCATGCAGACATCATGATGCCTTTGATAGCTTCAGCTGCTTTTAAGCCTAAACGAGCTAAACCACCAGCAGCAGTAACACTGGTACGTGTTGCTTCACCTGCAATGGTTGCCCCTGTTTGAGCAGCTTGGCCAGAAGCTTCAGCTGCTGTTTCAGCACCGACAAAGCCAAGTTTACGTGCCAATTTAATAGCTTGGATTTTTAACCAGTCTTGCAACTCTTTAGTAGCTGTTTGCAAGGCAAATGCTCCCATGTCAGCAAGCACTGCTTTAGTTGCGTTACTCCATGTCAGTGTGCCATTCATAAGAGACTGAATGCCCTGATCCCAAAGGTTAGAAAGACGAGATGTAAACCCACCGAACTTAGCCTCAAAGTCCTTCATTTCCGCATCACTGATTAAGCCCATAGACTTAGTGTCAGCAACTTTCTGATCTGTCTCTAAATCAGAAATGTTGTTTGTGATTTGGTTCTGATTGCCTTGTTTGCCAGTAATGCTGGTTTGCTCATTCTCAAGTGCCAAGCGCTCTAAAAGACCTTGCCGTTTAATTTCACGTAATTGATCTTCGAGCTGCTTCTCTAACTGAACTTTACGTACATTAGAAATTTTCTTAGCGTCAAACTCTGCCTGAATTCGAGCTGCCTCAATTTCATATAATCGCTGAGCCTGTTTTTGATAATCGTCTATCTGTTCTTCACGAGCCTTTTTGTAGTCCTCAAACTCTTTTAAGCGGATAGCAATGATCTTGTCTGAGGCATCCTTTTCAGCTTTGACTTTAGCAGCGGCTTTTTCATCGGCAGTCATCTTAGATTTTTCAATCTCATCTAATGCCTTTTGAAGATCTAGAGCCACTTTCTTTTCTTCGGATGCATATTTATACCGAATATCTGCAAGAGCTTTAGCTGCTTGTTCAGCTTGGCGTTGACGTTCTTTAGCTTCTTGCTCAGCCTTAGATTTAGCTGATGACTTAGATCCACCTTTCTCGTCCTTTTCACCAGTACCAATGCCTAATTTTGTATTAGGTGGTGCAGTTCCTAAACCAAGCTTAGGAGGTTTTGGAGGTTCCACTGGTTTGGTCGGATCCTTAAATACATAGTTGGTAATTTTCTGATTACCCGCTGTTGTAACCTCAAGAATTCGCTTACCTGCTGTGACAAGTGAATTTGCTGCTGTAGTGGCTCCTGCATTCCAAGAGTTTTTCAGCTCAGCCATGCGGCCCTTCATTTGATTAGTGTATCGATCAGTAATACTACCAAGCTGAGATAAACCACCCTCCCATGCAGCTTTTGCGCCTGAGAAGTTAAAATGGAGGATGTTATTTACAACGCTGCCAAACGTTTGAAACTTTACCTGTAATACATCCAGACCATACTGAATAGTACTTCGTACCATATCAAAGCCAGCCATGAGGCCATTAAAAGCAATGATTAAAGCTTGGCATACCGTGACTACAACGGCACGAATGATTGCAAAAGCAGATTGAACGCCTACCTGAAAGCCGGTAACTACAACACCTAATGCTCGTAGTACTACAGATATAGCATCCATAAAGCCAATCTGTTTATTCGCATCGTCTCCAATGCTTCCAGTCAAGTCACTCCAGATTGCTCCAATCGTTGTGAACTGCTCACTTAGAATGCTAAACAAGCTTTCAAAAATGCCAATAATCGATTTAATTGAATCATCAATGGCATCCTTGGAATCAACCGCAAAAGTTAAAAATTGATTAGCTAATTCAGTAAGGGATGGAGCTGCTTGTGCTGCAATACGGGTTAATACTCCTTGAAGTGTTGTTTGGACAGTCTCAAGGGACGTATTAAATTCTTTGGTAGCAGCTATGGCATCTTCACTCATGATTACGCCTAAATCATGAGCCTGTTTAGCGTACTCTTTTAATTTTTGACCGTTGTTATCCAATAATGGAGCTAATAATGTTGCATCGTTCGCAATGGCTTCCATATAGAAAGTCATTTCAGCCTGTGACACATTGGCTTTTTGCAAAGTCTGGTAGTACTTTTCTAGGATTTGCGGACCAGATAAGCCTTTAAATTGTTGGGCAGTGACACCGACTTTTGGCGCGATCTTCTCAAAGAAATCGGCCATCTCACCACCACCAGTTTGCATGAAGTCACCAAACTTATCGTTTACATCTTTCATGATGTCCGATAGCTTGTCCTGCTCCACGTTTACTTTTTTGGCAGCAAATGCCCATTCTTGAAATTCTAAAGTATTCGAGTTTGCTAATCGGGCTTGAATCTCTAACTCTTTTGAAGCCTTACCCACTGCAGATACAAGATCAGGAATTGCTGCAACCGCTTCGGCTGCACTTCTAGCAATCTCTTGGCCAATACCAAGAAAAAAACCACCTCTGACTAAAGATAGGCCATTAGTCAGTGAGCTTTTAATATCATTGCCTACTGTTTTGAACTTGTCTGAAAGGCTAGTAGCAAAGCCGTTTAACTCTGACCGTAGATTTGAAAGATCAAGCTTAAAATCAATGTTATGCCCAGTACCTTCAATCTTTTTTGCAGAGTCCGATACAATTTTTTCAGCATCTTGCATACCTTCTTTCAGTTCAGAGGTTTTAGCACCGATATGAACTTCAATACGGTTATTATTTGCCATACACACCTCATAGGCACAAAAAAACCACCCGAAGGTGGTTAGAAAGCTAAAGGAAATTTAATATTACGTATCTTTAACTAATAAATTCTTTAAGATCTTATTTGCCTGATCAGTTGTGAGATCAGTTAAAACATAAAATAATTCTTCCTGTTCTGTAACAGGATTAACTAAATATTTTGGTTCATATGTTTCTGGTTCTAAAAACATGCCATCAATAAAAATCTGATGATAATTTTTATGTTCAATAAATTTGCCATTATCACCGCCACCAATACAGAGTAGTTTATTTAAAGCCAAAATCAATATACCTCTTATAGTTTAAGTATTTATATAACATACATATAATTATTTGGCTACTAAACTACTTAATAAAGCATGTACATGAGTTACATTAATTACAATTAAGTCTTTTTAATAAATTTAAAAAAAATATATAAGCAACCTAACTAAGTGCCAATATATTTGCTTTCGACTTTATACTTATGGCCGTCTTCTATTAAAATTATACTAATAAAAAATACAGTCACTAAAGAAATAGACATCTTCAAGCAAATCATTTTGTTCATGATGAAATAACCCCAATTTAAGTAGCCGATTGCTTCTTTTGCATTAAAAGTAAATAAGGGCGGCCTCAACCACCCTGTGGAAAATTCGACAAAACTTCCAACATATCATCCTCGTCATCATCTGAAACGGTAATAGCTTGTGGGGTTTCTTCGATTCCCATGAACGCTTCTAAAATCCGGCAAAGCCGTTGTATCCCAATATGTGCGGGAGGGTTACTTCGCTGATACGCACTTAACGCTCGTAATCTAGGCAAATCCATTTCATTACGCACATAGTCGTAATCTTTACCCATTGTCAGCACTAAATGCGTGTACAGCTCCTCCCAATCTATTCCCCCGAACCACCTGCAGCGTTGTCATCATTTCCTTTAAGACCAGACACAGACATTACAGCTTCCATCACTTCTGTGAGCTGGTCCATAAATAGCATCTCTGCAACATCATCACGAGTAATATCGGGGTAATTTCGCTTCAATGATTTGTGTGCCACATCAATTACTGTGCCGACATCATCTGGCTTGAATGATTGAAGTGCCGGCAATAGTTTCTCAACTGCACCAAGAGATAAAGGAGCAAAAACAAATGCCTGACCATCAACAATAACTGTAGAGCCACGAGGGTTTTCAACTTGCTTAAATTGCATTTGTTCTTACTCCGATAAATCAATTTTGAAAACACGGTTAAGATCGTCTGCCATAGGCTGGAATTCAAATTCAGGAATATCGTAATCGTCCTGTTTTGAACTGAATCCAAGTTTGTTACTGGTGCAACGGAAGAAATTCATGTGCATGAACTTGCCTTTGTAGTCACGTTGCAAGTCAACGGCAAACTCTGGCGTATAACCCATATCTAGGTTAGATACAGTGATTGACTTAGCACCCGCTACCATTGCTGAATAACGGAAGTTAATAAATACCGTTTTACCTGCATCGGCAGCAGCAAATGTATAAGCACCGGTTGCAGCATCTACACTGTATTGTCCGGTTGCTGGCGCCGAAGCTACACGTTTAAGTGGGATTGCTTTAGCATCTGTTACGCCTAGATCCTTTACATATGTACCGCTGTTAGGAACAACCGGTGTAACAGCGCCACCAGCCGGAATCACTTCACCATTAATGGTTTGGGAAACTGTTTCGATTCCACCCTCAGCAACAACACCACCGAAAAAAATGGAATTTAACAAAGTACCGTTAATACGCCCGAAAGAAGCTTTACATTTAATGGTACCTTTACCACGCGCAGCATCTACAGCAAATTGACCACGACCGAAAAGCTCTTTTAAGTCATAGCTAATATCCACACCAACTGATTGCATCACCCCCACTTCAACTGGTGTGGGATTACTAATCGGTTGCCCGTATACATCTTGAATCGGTGTGGCAAAGATCTTGCCGGCACCAAATAAATATTGAGCCATTTATTTTGACCTCTCTAAAATGACAAAACCGCCATCGAGGCGGTCATAAAATGAAGGTTTTGTTAATTGGTTGTGAGGATCCGGATAGGGATAATTGCAATCGCCTGATCATCCAGCATGTTTTCTACTGCTTCATACACTTCTATTGTGCCTTCAATCCAGCAATGCTCGACCAAACCTCCTAAGGTCTGACACTCATTAAAATCTGGATGATCTGGCTGAATAGCTTCACGTACACGATCGATGAAAACATTCATCTGTGATGATGGCGGCTTTGTAGTGTCCGATTCATGAATATAGAGATAAACCTCAGCAGCAAGTTCAACTTTTGAATCTAAACCATGTACCGGGACTTCCTGTTGATTGCCTTGTGTAATAAACATGGCTGGGCGCTGTTCTGGTGTTACATGGTTAAAGTGACGTAAACGGCGACTTACCGTAATCAATCCTTCTACCCTTGTACTTAACCTTTCAAACAACGCCTGATAAATTGCTTCGCTATCCACCTGCAATACCTCGCTCAATTGCTGCATCAATATTTTTCGGCACAATCTTGGCCACGATATCCAGTGAATCACGCATGAACCGCAATTCCCTAAAACGTACATTCCTTGAATGGGCCTTAATATTGACCTGAACCGGCGAAATAGGCCGGCCAAACGCCTGCTTAATTGTCCTTAGGTGTGCTTTAAAACCCAAAGCTCCATTTAGGCCAAACTCATGTGCAGGTGCATAAGGGACCAAAGCACCACCAGCGCCTACGGTTCCCTCTATGGAATCCTTATCCTCATCCACCTTTGATGAAACAGATCCACGCAAGCGGCCTGACTGAACTTTAAGTCGTTGGCCACTTAACATATCTTCCTGAACAATCCGCTGTAAGCGCAAAGTAAGAGCGTTAATCGTGCGTCTTATTTCAAACCTAACGCGATTATTCATCTCATCAAAATTGACCTGAGTATCAACACGATAATCGCTCATAGCTTAATTACTCTTTAGCAGATGCTGCAGATTTCTTTGGCTCAACCACTTCAACATAACGCTCAAAACCTAAGGGCTTTAAAATATGGATAATGTCATTATCAGATTCTAAAACGCCGTTTTTGATATCTAGGTTTTGCCCAGCAATAACGAGTTTGGTTGGCTTATAACCTTCTGGTGCCTGATATTTAAAAGGCATGGGATTCTCCTATACAACAAAGGCACCCACACCCAAACGGTTAGGGTTTGTGCCTTCATCATCAATTGGAATGGAATTTTTTAACGCAAGATAGCGCTGGCCATACATGCTGAGATCATAGAAAGCTTCTTTCGATGAACGAGAATAACTCACACTTTGTCCCGCGATTGTCATGCTTGAGGCGGTACCAAAAGCAGCACCGTTGCCGCTTGAGATACCTACTTTAAGAATATGCGCTGCATATAGACCTACAGCACGCTCCTTTAATGCGCCAAACTCAATTTGAGAAACAATCAGATCCGCTTCTTCTAATGCATCCTGAATTCTCTCATCTGGCAAAGACATTAAACTCGAATCAGTCGAGAACTTTTTACGAAACGTTTGTACGTCCATACGTCTACCTTATTCCTTAGCCTGAGCTAACTTAGCTTGTAGCTGCTCAAGTGTTTCATCATCACTGAACGTTACTTCAAGCGCTGTTAATTCAGCTTTCACGGTGGCCAAAGCAGCTTCTTCTGCAGCTTTTGCCGCATCACCTGCTGCATCGTTTTGTTTACCACCTTTACCACCACGGCCACCAGTTTTACCACCTGCCTTTGGTTCTTCATCTGGGATTTCCTGAACTTCAAGTTCACCGATATCAATAAGATGTTTAGCAAACTTATTTTTAGAAAGCTTCTTGTGTGATTCTTCATCCACAAGCGTTGGGGTGCCTGTAGGTAAAACAGCAATACCAGAAAAAACAAAAGCGGCCTGTAAGCCGCTATAGATATATGAATATTTCATACTGTTTTAATCCTTATACGTGGTCCAAGTAACGGAGAGAGTCAACACGCTTCAACCACACGCCTTGATATTTGTAGTGACCAGGTACTTTAATATCTAAGCCCACTGGTTGAGCTGCCAAGAATGTGACGTCATTACATTTCATTTGAATGCATGATGGATCACGGCGATAAATAATTGAACGGTCAGCACCCGCTGTACCCTTGCCATTTGAGCGACCCAAACCGCGAATGGTTAAAGGCTTATTTTGAGTGGCGAAGATGTTATTCTCTTCAATGAACTTTAAGAAAGTTTTGCCACCTGAATCAGGTACGATTCGAGTTGAAAGATGCTTATATTGATTTGATGCCATTAAGTAAGTGTCTGGTTGAACTGAAACATCACCATCAATCTGATCTTCTGCATCAGCTAAGCTTGAGTTGAAATCTGATAGCACTTCTTCAATGGTTGCTGTAGCCCAATTATGTTGAGCTGTGACCACGGTTACACCAGTTTGGTTTAAGAAACCTTTGATACCGGTAGCATCATTCCCATACCAAGCAATGTTACTTAAGTGCTTCTCAGCTGCTAAGCGTGCTGCCTGAACCTTATCAGCTTCAAGCGTAACATTCAGTTTTTGAGCGGTTTCTAGTTCAAGTACTGAATACCAATAACTAATTGTACCTACCTTAATTGGTAATGAAACAGTGTCATAGTCAACTTCAGCCACAGGAATGTCATTACCTGTACCTGAATATTCTTTACCAATCCCTACGCCTTTTTTACGGGTTAAGACTTCACCACCGCCAAAAACACCACTCACAGGTTTAACTGGGATGTACTTCGCATAATCCATGACTTGCTGAAGCTGTGGGTCCATGTCGTTAAATTCTTCCAATTTAACGAATAACTGAGCTAATGCATCAATATTAAATGCATCACCAATGTTTGCCTGAACCATTTGAGCTACTGGTGTTAAACGTAGCTTCATTGCCGCCAATTTACTCATAATTATTATGCCCCGCGTAAGCGAACAGCAGCTAAGCCCTGTTCATTTGAAATTGTTTCCCAAGATGCGTTCGGTAACTCTGTACCGTCCAAAGCTGTTGGGGATAAAGAACCTAACGGCGCTGCTGTGGTGCCGTTAGCTGTTTTGACATAAACTTTTGCGTTAATGTCAGTGACTGGTGCTGTGACCTTCACGTAAATCGAACCGATGGTCATAACAGGTGCTACATCTGTAGCTTTGTATGCCTCTTTACCTTCAGCCGTTTTGCCTGACTTACCAACGCCGTGACGTACGATAATTCCAAACTTGGTGTTAGTTGCACCTGTTACCGCCGAAACTGTTTTTCCGTCAGTACTACGAACAACCACGTCACCATCGTTCACCAAACCGGTACCAGCTACAGGCAGGGATAAAATATCCTCTGGCCCAATGAGGTGAAATTTCATGCCCGGTGCAGCATCGTATTGCTTAACCATGATTTAAATCCTCTTAGATTTCTTTGTATGCATTTTCTTTGCTGTAGGTCTTTTCTTCCCCACCACCTGCTGGATTGCCATCACCAGCTTTAACACTTTGTTGCTGGTGAAGCGCATCACCTACAGGATTAGAAGGATGTGTACCCTTCACAGCACAGAGTGCACGGAAAGTTGTGTCGATCTGCTCAGGTTTTGCATCACCTACTGATACGCTACCCATCAAAGCAGTTACTAAAGCATCACCGGCTTTGGCTGCAATCACATCCCGCTTGATTTGCTCACATGTGCAGCCTTCTGTTTTAACCGTTGGTACCAATGCTTTAGCATCAGCAATCACAGCAGCACGTTCGGCAGCGGCTTGCTCAACCTTTTCTGGAGTCATCTGGTTCTTTTCCAGATCTCCGACTTTTTGTTCAAGTGTAGTTTTTTCGGTATGCAATTGATCTACGACCGCTTGAACTGCATTTAGTTCATCACCGATAGAAAATTGCTTATCACCGACTTTAAGTTTTGCAGCCTTCAAGTTTTCCAGCTGCTCTTGTTGCTGCTTTAATGCATCCGCCAAGGGCTTGTTATCGCCAATGTCAAAACGAATACCGTTTACACTTACTTCCATTGTTTTCCCCTTTGGAGTTTGCTTTTCGTCACCGATGCGACAATCACCACCACAGCGCCCGTATTTAACGAGTGCTACGTGATTGCCAATAAAATTGATAAATTTGGCTTGATACGGCGTGCCATCTGGCGCCGTACCCTGCTCAACGATTAATAAGGCTCCATAGCCAAGCGACATTTCTAGCCGCTCATTACTTTGGATCAGATCAATACTGATCTTGTCTTTAATGAGCAAATCACCCACCAGATAATCGCCTTCCTGCCGGACGTTCTCACAATAGCCAATGTGATAATCCTTCCAGTTAGAAGCGTTAATTTCATTTTTAGGCGGGTGATAGTCAGTAGCGTCTACACCATCAAAGCTTTGAATAGCCTCAGGCTTAAAAAGCTCCTCTGGCGGTGTATAAACATTAATGACTTGATCAGCGGTATAACCTTCCAGTGATGGAAACTCATACGCATAGTACTGACGTACTTGAGGCGCTTTAGCTAAGCGAACATTGACGCATTTCAGATACCCCTCTTTGGTAAATGAGCGTGTCGATTCGCTAGGCGCAAAGTCACCAATTTTGAGTTGGTAAATGGTTTTCATAAATTGCGCTCAATAAAAAACCACCCGAAGGTGGCTTTATCAATTTAAAAATTAAGTTCTAGAATAGGTAACCGAAAAATCTTTCCCTGCACCCAAGTCGACACCATCAATAAAAATTTTTGTTTTAATGGGTTTAATATTTGGAGGCTGAAAATCTATCTTTTTGATACTTTCCAGCACATCTTGAAACTTTTCTGCAGCTTTACCCGCTGCCTTAGCCAAGTTAGGGAACCCATCACAGCAGGGCATTAACCACGGCGGCGTGAAGTCACCGCCAATTACTAGCCCACCTTTAACTAATCCCTGCGCCTCTAGACGGCGATAAAACCGTTTTTTACTAAACTTTTTACGTCTCATAACTTTAAATCCTTACGCTAGAATTAGGCTTTAAAAGCCATGATGATTGAATCTAATTTCCAAATCAGAATCGGGATTGAAATTAAAAGAACTGACAAGAAAACCTTTTTCAAAGTTAGTTCTCGGATCTGGCTCATTTGCTCAGGTGTTACGTTACTTGCTTCATCCCATTTAATTGGAGGGGTTGAAACAGTTGGTGGCGGAGGTACAGACTTTGGGCTAGGACTGCGGCAAGGCTGGTAACCACTGCCATCATTTGAGCCGTGTACTTTCCCACACTTCCAGCATTTCTCGTTTGAACTAGTCAATTAAAATATCCTCATAATTAGGCAATGCTGTGCAACGACAACGAATAGGCTGTCCGGGATGACCACCATCTGGCGGTGAATCCCATCTGAATGTCTTGCCTTGCTTATGTTGGTGGTCTGGCCTTACACGCTCATCTTTCGCGGTTTGCCATGTGTATGTCTCAACACCCATTGAAAGCTGTCGGGCTTGGTTAATTTGGCCGTTAATCTTGCCCATCTGATCACTAGCAATAAGACGTGCACGGTAATCAGTAGATAAACCCAATTGCTTAATTGCTTTGGCCAACTCTTCATTAGTTTGTCCAGTCTGCAATGCGTTGGTAATTAGCACTTCAAGCTTATCGGCGTATTGCTGGGGAATAGACTTAATCAAACTGACGTTTGCAGTAATATTTAGGTCTACTTCATCCTGAATATCTGCAGCTCGGTAAAACGGCGTTAGATCCACACCAATAATTGTTTTGGTGTGCTCTGCAATTTGCTTGTCCACTTCCTTTTGGGTGTCAGTCACGACCTTTGTGGCTAACGGTCGCGAAACCTCAACAACATACTTTGTGAGCTTTTCTCTAAACGCCGTCATCATGTCCGAGAACCATGCATCACCGATGTTCTGACCTACTGTTGGAATAACCAATTCTTTTGTTTGTTCCTGACAGTATTTTGAAATAGCTAGTAATTGCCGTGTGTAATATAGCTCTACACGGCGATTTACGTGCACGGCCCGCGGCTTAGAAGCTTTACGTCCTTTTTTATGTTTCTTAGCCTGCTGGAAGTGGGGTTTCAGAATCTGAATTATCGTCGTCATTACGCTTCACCATTATTTCAAGCTCTTTGATATGTTCTTCATCAATCACTGAATAAACACCATCAATGAGTAGCTGCCGTGCTATTTGTGGCTCTGTAATGATGCCCATTTCTAAATACTTGGAATCCCGTTCTGCGTTAGCTTTCTCAACCTCAGAACGGACTTTAGCGTCTAATTGCCATAACGGGTTAAACACAACATCTAAGCTTGGAATCTGACGTCCAAATGTAGTTTGAACAATTACCCTTAAAAGCTTCATCATGAATGGCTTTAAGGACCATGTTTGCTTAGTTGCGATACTGTCGTAATAGTTCCGTGTGTCGTGCTCACCAGTTGCGTTCATGCCTGCAGGTGATTGCCCAAATAAAATCGTATATGGCATATCAGCTGCACCAGAAGTTTGTATCGAATACTCACGCATTAAATCAGGCAGACCGCCAAAGCTATAAGACTTAGAATCGTATTCCTCTTCTGAATCAAGCACGATCATGCCATTCAAGCCCTTAAGCAATCCGACACTAAGAAAACGTTCAGCTACGGATTTCATATCCTCTTTGATCTTATCGACCAAGTTAGGAGTTCTAATCACATCAATTTTTGATTCATGGACTAGACTAGCAGTGGCTTTCTTAACAGCAGCATGATCAAGCAAATCCTCATAAACTTCCTGTAAGACACTTACAGGCTCTTCATTAACCACATCTGCATGACCAAATTTAATTAAGCGGGTGTGGTGGATCCGTTGGTTAGACTTTCCATCGAGCTTAAGCTTGTAAAATTCAGGTTGCTTTAAAAGTCCGCCTGCTTCATTGGGTGGTAAGTACTTTGAAGTATCGGCTTCAATCTGCTTTTTCTTAAGCACCGTAAAAAACTCTAAACGACCGATGCCTAACTTGTTTAAATCGAACGGTTGATCTAAGTCACCGCCATCTACAGTCCCTAGAAGCACATAGCAAACGCCATATAAGCGAGAAAGTACCAAACTAGATAAGAGCACCCCATCTAAGTTAAAAGCCTTACACGCCTCTTTAAGCTTCAATAAATCATTGTCTTGAATCCCTTCATAGAACCAACCAGCTCGAAGCATATCACTTGCTGGTCGGTTGACGATGCGCTTAGCTAACCAGTGTTGATATACCGCTTCTAATTGCTCATCAGGAATTACTTTCTTAACGAAAGAACCGTGAGACGCTTTGTCACGTTCGGTACCAATATTTGAAACAAAGTTTGTATACGCCCCTGCATCGCCAATTGCATCGGGTTTTTTAGTTTCAGCCATAACTTCCTCTAATCAAATACAGTTGGCTTTTTGGCTAGTGAATCATTAATCGCATCAATGGTCGGGTCCCACTGGTCGTCATGGTCATGTGACCAATCAGCAGTAAGGCCTTCAATCTCTTCAATGTAGTTCAATAGCCACGGTGCATTAGCTGGTAACCAGACACGGCGTTCTTCAACATAAAGAATGACGTCCATAGTCCTTGATAGCTTGTCAGTACTTCGCTGAATCGCACGTATTGGTAAAGTGGTCTGCTTAGATATGGATTGAATTAATCCGGTACCACTCGCCTTATCTTCTACGGCCATATAACGAAGCTTACCGATCTTGGTGTTACTGTCCTTATGCTTATTGATAAAGGCCTTAGCCTCCTTCAATAACTCTGGTGCTTCCCACTTACCACGCTTCACATCAATGATGTAAAGGTTATTGTCATAGCCAAGTCCAGCACATAGGAACACTGAAAAGTCGTTATGCTCTTTGGTCTTCTGAGCCGTATCAGCCCAAATCGCACGCCATTTAAGAACTGGCAGATCTAGATAACGTGGGAACCATTCAGCCTTAACCAGATCACCACCCAGCTTTTTAGGGGCCTGCTGGTATTGGCTTGCAAATGTATAACGGGATACTGTTGCACCGTCTTTATCCTGCCCACCTTGTTCAAGTTGCAATAGCGATTGCAATGATTCTTTTAAGGGCCAATAGCTTTGACGGCCTTTCGCATCTCGCTCAACATTACGTGGAATTTTGCTCTGTATTTTTTTAGGCAACTTACTGATGTACTCATCATCGATAAGCGCGGGAATACTGATCTGCTCCCACTCACCAGGTACATTACCCGTCATCACGAAGTTAGTCGGATCCTCAACGTGCAAGCGCTGCATGATCAGAATAATTGGCGTATCAGATTTAGCTTTACGCGAGTTGACCGTGTTTAGAATCTTACGGTTAGCTTTACGTCTAGCGGTCTGGCTAAATGCATCCTCAGGCTTTAATGGGTCATCAAGAATAATTGCACCGGTAAAGCCTTTATCTGCTAATGTACCAGCACGGCGACCCGTGACCTGCCCACCCATTGATGCAGAATAAACATGACCAGCGTCATAACCATCCACTGTAGTTTTCCAACTCGATTTAGCATCGGTACTGGTTGAAATCCTTACTGGCCATAAATTCTGAAAATCATCTGACTTAACAATATTCCTTGCTGTTGCTGAAACATCCTCTACAAGTGATTGTGAGTAAGACAAATACAAAAAGCGCGAACGAGGATTACGAGCTATACCACGAGCAATAAGGTTTGTAAGTAATTCAGTTTTACCGCTTCCGGGTGGAACGTTAATAACTAGGTTTTTAACCTTGCCAGCAATTACCTCGTCAATCTTGTCGGCAATATATTTATGATGCCAATTGACCGAAAACTTAAAGCCCATACGTGGCAAGAAAAAAGCACGAGTGAAAAATAAATGTTCTTTCTCACATTTAATCCGCTTAGCTTTGCTTTTAACAGGATCAATATTCGTTCTCGAGTTCATCTATCGCCTGCCTTACCTGCTCATCGGTAGCAGTCACATAGGTAATATTTTCGCTTTGTAATGGACCACCGCCAGCGCCTGTAATTTCAGTCTTATTCGTGTACTTGCCACCCATGTCCTCAGCAGCTTGCTTAAGAATGCTTAAAGCTGCTACACGGTTCCTACTGTGCTTTTGATATTGGCTTTCATAACGCTGCAAACGTACCGCTAAATTTGCAATAGGGATTGCCTCAGGCTTACCCAAAAACATTTCGCGAGTCTTTTCAAAATCTTTTCTTAATTCTTCGCTCAGGTTCTCGCCTGCCCGTTTGGTCGGGTCGTATTTCTCACACTGCTGTTTAGTAACTTTTATCCCGTATTCTTGGTTGACGAGCTCAGCAGTTTCTGTGGGTGTATTAAATACGGCAAGTGAGCGAACTATAAAGAGTTTTACCTCTTTTTTTAGAGCCGCCATATCCTCAATCCTGTCAACCTACGTCAACCTAAATAGCCAAAAAAAAAGAGCCTCAAGGCTCAGGTAATTACGCAGTTTCCACAACATTTCGAAATATCTAAATCAGAAACAAACGGCGGGTTTTTAGCGACTTCAATAAGCCGCTTAACGTTTTCATTTGCACCCCAGCGTTTAACAACACCGATAAACTCTTCAACATCGTGCCCAGCTAAATAATGCTTAGGTAAACCTGTTGAACTACTAAAGATCATCTCGTCGTCTTCATCACGCTCTACGCCTATATGGTAAAGCTCATGTTCAAGCAAGTAACAGAACTCTGTATCGTTTGCACGCTCACAAAAAGAAGCATCGACAGTTATTAAGTAAGTTGGCACAAAGCCGAACCAGTCTCGCATCTGTTGCTCTTGTCGAGCTTTGCGCCAGCCACCAACATTGAACATGACTTTTTCGCACTGACCTAATACCATAGCTTGCTTGCTTTTATATGCAGAAGAGGCCCAAGCAAATGCTAAAAATTCTTCATTATCATGAAGCAGCTCAGCTATGTGATCGTGATCGGGGTTATAAAGAGGCCCACCTATCGTTAAGTAGTTGGCCACAACCCATTTCTTTAGGTCTGGAGCTGGTGTTAGTCTTATTGCTTCTTCTTCATCTGCTTGATCAATAAAATCAGTCGGTGGAAATGGTCTGATCTGCTCCATCTTCAATTCTCGCTAATTCGTCTTTTATCCAGTTAATGACATATCCCGACAAAACAGAGTCTGGATGAAAGCGCTCTATTTTGTAACCCATCTCTTCAGCATGATCATATCGATCAAGACTCCATGCTTTATTTGACAGTTTTCCACTACGCCCACCAGACCAGGAACCGCCCTCAATTTCAATGAGCAAACGCAATTTCACAATATGAAAGTCAAAGCGCCAGTGTTTGGTATGGATCGGCTGAAACTTCTGTTCAAATCCAATCGACAAATCCTCAAGCTCTTCCTTAAGTGTTGCCTCAGCCTCGAGATATTTTTGCTTCGCCTTAGGGGTTTAGTTTTAGGTTCTTTTTTCCGAGTAAGCCAAAAGTATTCTGTAGAATCCATTATTCTCACCCATAAAAAAACCGCCCTTAGGCGGTGGCTAAAAATTACCTTGAATCGTATATTCTTTATCGTCTCTCGGATCTCTAAATTTCTTTGAATAAACTGGGATCCGATTTTGATCAATTATGACTACATTTGGAATGAAGGATTTGCTTTTAAATTCCCCATCATCCAAGTTTGGTGTATCAAAAATATCAAACTCAACTACATAACCGTTTGTAGTGCCATCTTCTGCTTTAGCTTTTACCGAAAATTCACGCTTTTCTGACATTTATAGACCCTTATTTATTATAAAGGATCACTATAACACCATTTTAAATCATCAGGCGTTTCCAAATAACACCCGTTTTTATTGCAGAATGCGTGAATGTCGTTTAGGTATTCTGTGAATTGAGCTGTACTTGCGTCTGTAGTGCTCATTAGCTCGCATAGGCCGTTTGCTACATCTTGATAAAGAGGATGCTTAGAATCCTTCAACTCTCTAACAGCCTTGAATGTTTTCTTGTATTGGCCAACGTCATCACGATCATAGATTTTGGATAAGAAGTTCTTCTTAAAGAACAGATGTTCATAGTCTTTATCCGTTCCCTGCTTCTTAGCCCACTGATTTAGCCACATCCAGTACAAACGGTTTTGAGCTTTAGATCTGTCTTTCTCTTGAGGTGCGATCAATACGACTAAAGGCTTCCCTTCACTCGCTGCCTTACTATGATTCACATTAAGAAAGTTAGTCACTGGTGAAATGTCGCAATGGTTCTTAACAACTTGTCGGAATTCCATTTTGACCTCGCAATAAAAAACCACCCGAGGGTGGCTTTTTGATTCGTAAACTAAGTTAATTGATTGGCTGAAAGTTTGAATCCAAAACAATCGGGTTAATTACAGCATTACCATTACTGGCTTCATTTGAAGCAGCTAAACTCAATACCTTGCTTCTGTCGATAACACCATCTTTATAAATATCTTCTGCTTTAACTGATAGTTTTTTTACTTCACCACTACCATCAATTGTGTACTGGATAAATATATCGTTATTGTTTGTGGTGCTCATATCTTAAAACCCTTTTATAAAGTTAAAAGATTATCTTAGCACGTTAAAGCATTACTATGATTACAGCCATCCCTACGCGGAATCGCATCTAAAAAACATCCCCATCTTTAATATTAAGCATCCGCTCTGTTTTTTCTAACCAGCCATCAAACATCACTTCTGATTCTTGTCTTGTGCCTAATTGGTATGTGTCGAATAGGAAATGACACTTATGGCATAACGGCACTGTAAACGCATCTGAGGCTTTTATCCCTTTTCCCTTGCCATGCTTACCTGAATTAGAATGAGCCGCTTGTGAGTGAGGATAGCCGCATCTAACGCATGGTAGCGCTCTTATTTCGTTTAGCCTCTTCGTCGAACGCATTTTCTAGGTTCTCTATTCTGGCTCTGAGAGTATTTACTTCACGCTGACATTCAGTCTTAAAAGTATGGCTACTGAATAAGTGGTTATAGTTTTCTAACCGGCTAAGATTACGTTTATAGATTTCTAAATTCTTCTTCGCTTCGATTGTGTCCATGTTCACCCCAAAAAAGAAAACCCCGCAATCGCAGGGCTACAAACACTTAATCTTTCCACACTTTCTGCATTCTTTGATTCGGTCTTCGTTATAATCCAACTCATATTCCCAAACATGAATGCAAAAGATCTGCTTAATGATTCGGAGCATGTGAACCTCCAAAAAAAATAGCCCTACGTTTAAGCATCGACTAGAAATCCAGTCCAGCACATCGGAATCCAATGTTCTAAGCTTGTAGGGCATAAAAGCAAAAAGCCCACGATTAAGTGAGCTATTTATTCAGTGATGCCTTACTTACACTTCGCACCACTCTAACATAAATATGCCATATAACTTGCGCAAGGTCAACCTGATTACTTGTCTCTATTCTTTAAGTCAAAACGAATGAATGGGTATCTACAATGCATAGCTGCTAAACCACAGCGAACATCTTCACGAGCATCGTGTTGGGTACGGAGAATGGTTGGGTTATCTACACGCCCTACTTTAATCACCATGTCTGACCATGAGTTGCCATAAAGATAGCGATCAATCACAGCATCCAACCACTCATCTAACACTTCTGATTGCCCTTGCATATCTAGGATAAGGCGCTGAACTGCACGCGCTTCATTGTCTGTGATTTCACATGTTATACGCCCACGACCTTTAGGGATAACTGGATCATCTGAACACAGCCAATCAGCCATGATCTGCTCTTTACCTTTCACCTCCTGCTTGCGCTTCTTGGCAGCCTGATCCATAGCGACAGCAATCGGGTTTATGCTCTTTCCACACGTTCCAGAATTTGAGTACATCCAAGCCCCAAATTGATAAAGCCATTCTTCTAGACTGTATTTAGTCCAGTCCGTTGTTTGCATAATGTGATTTACTGCCGCATTCATCTCTTTCCCCTTACTTGCCGTATTTCTTGATGTGATTTCTGACTTTTTCTCTGTTGGCTTCTCCGCTCGCTATCTGTTCATACATTTTTCTGGTCTGCCAAATGACATAAATAATGAGAAGGGGAGAAAATAAAATTCTCAGGATGATTAGAAGCAGCTTTAAAGAAGCTTCTGCATAGTCCTTGAGGTCACACCACTGATCTTCAAACCATCCCTTTAGAAAGAATCCTTGCCATTGGAGTGTGAGCTTTAATGCATCTACATCTACCTTTGATTTCATACCGTCACCTTCTTCCTGCTCATTCCCCAAATCAACATGCCTGCGTCACGCTGCTCTTGATTTGTACGACCTTGCCAGCCAGTAATCTTGTTAAACTGTTCTGCATTGAGTTTTGATTTAGTAGGCTTCACCAGTAAAACTGCTAAGCCCAATGCTTGTGCTATTTCTGCCAATAAGATGCCAGTCGCATGATTCATACCAACGCGTCTAGCAATCTGCTCATTCACTTGTCTTGAGTGACCACCACCTACTCTGAAGTTTGCTTTCTTGTTCTCCCAGCCTGCTTCGATCACAACCTTTTTTGATGCTGTCCTGTTCATTTCTGAATAGCTCAACAGTTTCAGGAAAAGTCAGATTTTTGAGTTGAAGATCATTCCCTAGAATGGCAACTCCCGACTTTTCCAAGTCAGGATCGATGCCAATGATGATTTGAGCCTCTTTGAATGTGGTCATTGGTCACCTGCCTCAAGAACGTCAGTTCTTTCACGCGCTAGATATAGGTCAACTTCCTCAAGCAAGGTTTCATAGCGTCTTTTCGCTTCACTACCCAAAACAGAGGCCTCCTTCTGAATTTCCCACGCTTTGTTGTAGTCCTTTTTACTGTGCACAGGCTCATCAGGGTCATCTACAAAACAATTCCGAAAGTCTTCAAAGCGATTGATAGATTCTCTATGAACCTGAATCCAATGAATAAACATCATTCCGATTTTGGATAATTCTTCATTACTCACTGTCTTCCCCCTTGAGCGCTTGCTCTATATCAACCACAAGATCAGGTGATTCGTCATAACTGCCTGTGTAGTATTCAGTTAGCACTGCTAATGCAGCATCCACCCGCTTTTGCAGCTTCTCCACTTTCGCTTGCTGGTGCTGCCATGCTGCATCAAATCCCGCCCTTGCTGTAATGTCTCTTGTTTGGTGATACCAATCTGAAAATACTTTTTCTTTCATCTCAAACATCCCTCGATTGGCAATTAGGCGAAATGTGGTTTTCTATGGGGAAGTCATCTCCGAGCAACTCTAGAAAGTTCTCGTGCAAAACTTTTGCAAACTCGGGATGCAATTCTTGTAAACTCCCAACTGGCTCGGGCAGAGTAGGCATGTCAATGCGATGGCCTGCTGCGATTTCTTGTGGTGTTGCGTGACGGAACTCATCATTAGCGAATGGATAAAGTGAGTTTTCACCACAATCAAGCAATGAGTGGTTAGGTCGCCAATTTGTTATGTGTGCCCAAGTCCATAACTTCCCTGAGCGTCGCTTATTGATGGTTACAACCTTGTCGCCTTGTTCGTAAATCTTGTTTTCTCTACGGTAATTAAGTGCCGCCTCTGCAACTACTTCGCGCGATACCAAACCATGTCTTGTCATGATGCTTTCACCTTCTTCTAATTCGTTAAGTACTTGGCTAGCAGTTTCATAATCATGAAATTCTTCTAGCAGGTTTATTGCTTTAAGCTCACTCATGGCTGGCTCCTTAATACGTACTGTTTTGCCATGCGTATAACTTCCCCACGGCTTTTAAACTTTGGACTGCCTAAAATATCCCCTGTCTCACTATCAAATTCAGAACATTCCCAAAAGATAAATTCTCTCAACACACTGAAAGCATCTTCACAATCCCATTCGTTATATTCCCAACTCGACTGCGACCAGAACATTGTTGTGCCTTTTAAAACCCCACACATGGTTGCGTCTTCTCTATCAGCAGCCATAAAGTATTTTTCAGAATAGCCAGCACATTGAACCAATAAGGTTTTAGCCTTTTTGCTAAGTTTCTTAAGAATTCGTTTACTCATCCCCGCCTCCGTATATTGATTCGTGGTCGCGAATGGCTTGAGCGAGTCTAGCGACTTTGATTTCTAGTCCTGCATAATGAATAACCCTACAGTCCTTCGAAAACTCATAAATCTCTTCGGCACCGTCTCGGTCATAACCAACTGTCTCAATAATTTCCAACGACTCCACCAGAAGCTTGAGGTCTGCCATGTTTACAAGTTCAATTCTTGGGTTAAATCGATCTGAATACTTTTTAGCCTTAGTGCAGTAACACAATGTTGAGTAGTAACACTCCATGTATTTGCTTGGTATGCTCTCAACAACCTCTCTCGCCTTATCCAACCCGTACTCACGAATAAACTGTTCTGGTTTCATTGGCTGCGCTCCTTGTCATGTTTAGTAATGACTTGACGCTCCTTCAAACGCTTCAACCAGCCGCGTCTTTGTAGTTTTTGGTACAGAGAATTAGCTTGTCGTGTTTCAGCATCCTTAATCCCTAAGTTATAAGCGGCTCTTAACTGCATGATCTGCGAGTAAGTCATAGAGCCGAATAGCAATGGTTCTTTTTGGTTTTCTGTATTCATACCGCTTCTCCAAAAACTTGTAGCAAACGTTCACCAATCCAGCGCATTACTGGAACAGCCATAGAGTTTCCTAGCGCTGCGTAACGTGGACTGTCTTTCGCATTTGGGATGTTTGTATATTGGTCAGGGAATCCTTGGAGGCGCTCACACTCAACTGGTGTAAGTCTTCTCACCCCTTTAAATTGAATAGCGCAATTACCATTAGTGATTTGATCAGCGTCAATTCCTCGATCGCCAAATCCTCGAGTAAGTGTCGCAGCGGTTTTATTTACTGTGAGTACTGCGTTTTCCTGACCTCTATTTCTACCTAAACAATGAGCTGTCTCTTCATTGACAAGTGGGTCTTGAGTGCCATGAATTACGAATGTTGCTGTTTCAGCATCTAAGTTCTGTCCACCTGCGCCACGTCTTGTAAGGCACTTTGCAACAGCTTCGGTATTATTTTTTTTCGCTTCTCTGATCTCATTAGGATTCCCAAGCATGCCTGTTTGCTCAAAAAGTACTTTGGTGACACTTCCTTCTCTAGCACTTGCGACAACAAAGACTCTTTTGCGTCGCTGGGCAACTCCGAAATATTGAGCATCAAGGACTCTCCAAGCGACTTGTCGAGATGGTCCAAACACACAACCAGCGTTTGTCCACTTTTTCCCTGCCGGTTGTAATTCACACCCCGAACCTGACAATGCTCCCAAAAAGCAACCGAATGCATTGTCTTTTGTGTTGAGCACTCCTGGAACGTTCTCCCAAACGATGATGGCTGGCTTAAGTCCGCAAATAGTTCTTGCTGAATCAATTTCATCTGCTAGTCTCACAAACTCAAGTGTCAACTGACCTCGATCATCATTAAGGGAATTTTTTAAACCTGCTATTGAGAATGCCTGGCATGGCGTACCACCAACTAAAATATCTGGCGCTTCAACTTCACCTGATTTCACTTTGTCGCGAATAAGCGTCATATCACCCAAATTCAAGATATCTGGATAATGGTGTTGCAATACTTGGCTCGGGAATTTCTCTATCTCAGAAAACCATGAAGCACTTAACCCAAGGTCATGCCATGCAACAGTTGCAGCTTCAATTCCTGAACATACTGATCCGTATTTCACGCTGCACCTCCCTCTTCCATTGACTGGTAATACTCAGGGCTTAAGTCAGCGAATGTTGCGCGTGACAAGTCTGTAGCTAATCGAACTGTGCCAATTGAGCCGTTACGAGCCTTACCTATGATGATTTCTGCTGTACCTGCTTCTTTAGAATCCTTGTTGTAGACTTCATCGCGGTAAATAAACATGATGATGTCTGCGTCTTGCTCTAAGTCGCCTGATTCTTTTAGATCTGCGTTTACAGGGCGTTTGTTTGGGCGGTTCTCTAAGTTACGGTTAAGCTGTGCTAGTGCGATCACAGGACAATCAAAGTCACCTGCCATACGCTTAAGCTCATTAGATATTTCACCGATATCTTTGTCAGAACGACCAAAGTTGTTTTTAGTGAGTGGTGTTACTTTCTGGATGTAATCAACAAAGATTGCGCCAATCTTTCCGTATTTGGCTTGAACCTTCTTAGCTGATCTGCGGATAGTTGCCACAGTTGCGCGGTTGTTGTCGTCGATCATCAAAGGTGCTTTCTCAAGTACTAGAGCAGCGTTATTGACCTTCTGCGTATCGTCGCTATTTGGGTCGATATGGCCTGTTAATACTTTGCGTAGCTCTACTCCACCAATGCCGCTAATTAAGCGCTGTGCGATCTGTCTACCCTTCATTTCGATTGATATGAATAGAACCGGTAAAGATTGGTTGATCATCATGTCTGCTGCAATGTTTTGAGCAAACGTTGTTTTACCCATTGAAGGGCGTGCACCAATGATGACCAGATCCCCTTTGCTGATTTCACCCAGTTTGTTGTCCAGAGCAGTAAAGCCAGTCTTGATACCGCCCTCATAAGGCATTTGGTTATGAATTGCCATGTGGCGATCAAGGAACTCTTTTACAGCTTCTTTTGAAAACTCATGAGCATGTTTAAGCTTTTCCTCACCAGCACCAAAATCTAAGTTTTGAACTAATGACTGAGCCTTGCTTACAGCAGATTCAGCAGTATGCGTTACCAAGTCATTTGCAATTGAATTGATCAGCTTACTAGTCTCTTGAAGCTTTCTGCGGGTAGATAAATCTTTAAGCTTCTTGATGTGAGCAACCAACAAACTTGCATTACTTACACGGCTCATCAAGTTAACAATGAACTGTTCATCAATCTGGTTAATCTCTAGGGGATTCGCCTTGATCAATTCAAATACAGTCACTTCATCAAACGACTCACCCTTGCTCAATTGGTTTTTAATGTGTGCAAAAATGATTTGATGTTGTGATGCAAAGAAATCTTGAGCATCGATCTGTGAGATAAACTCATCAGCAGCTTGGTCAATCGTCATGAGCGTAGACAGAATGCTTTGCTCAACCGGAATAGAATATAGTTCGATCATTAATCCATCCCCTTAAATTTCTTAGCAACGCCTTTGAACTGTGTTGCTGGTTGTTCAGGGATGGCTTGATGCTGCTCAACAACTGGATTTTCTAATTGCTCAAGCTCTGCATTTGTCTCCTGCCAATTCCAAGCTGCTTTGAAAGATTCCCAACCACGAACAACGATAATTTGGAATACACGTTCATTGCTTAACTTTGCTTCTTGAGCTTGTTTGAAAACAAGTTGTAAAGCTCTTTGAGTTACTGGTTTTTTCTTCCTGTTGCGAAGATCAAGATATTCAGTTGCTGTTTGCTCAGATACTCCGTTTTTCAACAAGAAATCTTTTGCTTTGAATTTTTGTGTTTTTGGTGCTGATTCAGCACAAATAATATCTGTAGTATTCTCTGTGTATTCTCTGTATGTATTCTCTGTATTAGATGGGCGGATTTGTGCATTCAGTATGGCGGAATTGTGCATACAGTCTGGCGCATTTGTGCATTCAGTATGGCTGTTCTGTGCATTCAGTGTGGCGGAATTGTGCATACTATTAATATCAATGCTTTCAGAGTATTCGATCAAAGCTTGATAAAGGTTTTCATGCTCTACACGGTAGTAAACACGACGAGGCACACCCATCTTTTTTTCAGAGATGAATTTAAGTGATTTAAGTGTTGCTCTAGCCGTATCTTGCTCACGACGAGTAAGACCAGTTTCTTGAGTCCACTCATGATGTGTTTTGAAGATCCAACCTTCACTGTCTTTAGTGCGAGAAGTCCAGTAGACCAATTGAGAGAGCATTAATGCCCCATTGATCCCACATCCTAAAAATACATAGTGCTTGTTGAATGCTATTGGCTGTTCGTTCATAGCTTCAATCAACTTAATAATTGGAATTGATGCACCCATCAAACACCTCGCATGACAAATGCAGCTAAATCAGCTTTCGCTTTAGCCAATGCCATAGAGTTTTCGAGAGTTCGATTAAGCACATAAGCCTCAACCGCTTTTTGAAACAAACTAATCTTCCGATTTAGTTCAATGTCTGCTAATATTGAATAGTTCATTTAATCCACCTTGTTTGAACATTGAGCCTGAAGTCGACGATCAGGCTTTTTCTTTATATCCAAGCTCAAAACACATGCCGAAATCTTCAATGTCATCTTGAAAAAGATCGTCAATTGTTTGTTTGCTTTCCATCCACGCTTTTGACATCACAAAAAGTGCATTTAGCTTTTCTTCACTGATCATTCGATATTTCTTGAGGACAGTTTTAAATCCAAGAATGTCCAACAGCACTAAACAGTTCTCAAGCTCAGTCAAGCCATTGGATTTTCTATCATTTTTCATTCGTGATAATGTGCTTGGATCAATCCCCAACTGTTCAGCAACCTGACTTTGATTGCTTGATGCAAGGGCTTGCAAAACTCTAGAAACTTCATTTCTAGCCCTTGCACTCAATTCGGTTGATACTTTGCTCATAGTTAAGGTCCTAAGCGGTTAATGCTTGTAAATCGGCTTTAAGTTTGCCTTTGGTTTTGACTTGCAGGACTGCTTGAGTTCTGGCTGGTATACCGTTGTTTTCCCACTTCCAGAGGGTCACAGTTGAATATCCAGTTTTTTCAGACAACTCTTTCCGATTTTTGCAGCCGTGGTATGTCATGAGATCACTAATTTTCATGGTTACACCAAGTTAACTATAGTTAATAAACCAAATTTACCACTTGTTAACCATAGTTTCAATAGATCGTATTAACATTAGTTAATGTTTTTGGAATATTTGTTATGTCTTTACACTCTCGAATTAGGCAAAAACTTGAAGAAAAAAAATTAAGAGCCGCTGATTTAGCAAGAGCAACAAAAAAATCTCCTGTTGCTGTAAAGAAATGGCTAGATGGCACTAGCGTTCCTACAGCAGAAAACTTGAAAGTCATTGCGAAATTTTTAGGTGTGAGTGACGATTGGTTGCTTTATGGTGGACCGGTTGAACAGGAATCGAACAATTTACCTCAATTAAATGTTCTTGATATTGAAGCCTTTAAGCAGAAGTACAACATTCCAGATAGTGAAGATGCTGTTAAGTTTGTTCAAACATCAGATAAACCATTCCCTATTCAAAAAAGATACGTTCCCGTCAAAGCCTGCTATTTCACAGATATGGGTTATGAAGGCAATGCTGGAGATGGGTATGTTCCAACTCACTCAGCAGGACCAAGAGCCTATGGCATTAAAGGCACTGGCGACTCAATGTTTCCAGCAATTCGTAATGGCTGGTATGTGGTATGCGATCCTGATGCAGAACTTGTTCCAACAGAATTTGTACAGGTGTGCTTAAAGGATGGGAGGTGCACCATTAAAGAGTTTATTGGCATAAACAATGATGTACTAAGTCTCATTGCGGTAAATGGTGGTGAGCGTCTTTCTTTTAATATGGATGAAGTTGAAAGTATTACAGCAATTACAGACATTGTTCCGCCAAGTCAGCACAGACAAGAACATCCTTATTCGCATTAATCACAGGAAGACTTATGGACAATTCAAAACTACCAATCAACCAGATTATTGCTCGTATCAATGATGCTGCTAAACATGGTGAAGCTTTGGTGCTAACAGCCGAAGAAGTGAAGATCCTCTCAAAGGACATTGGTGATAAAGTCTTTATTCCAGTCCTTACAAATGAACAGGTTGTGCAGTTGGTAAAAGAAGGAAAGCTTGGACAACGGATTGATAATACAAAAAAGTAAAATCGTATGAGTAAGAAGGGTAGACAGGAACATCCCAAAGCTAATTAAAGTAGTAGATTCGATACAATCTATATATAAATTTTTTATTAAATGGCAATTGATATTAGTTCACTTATAAGGTAACTTTGCAGAAATGATAGACCCATACTTCTTTCGCTGGAGTGAAATTGGCTTTCCTGATGATCTTCAGCCAATCATGATACCAGACTGTATTAGGGTCTATATGCTTTCATCATCAATGGATAAACGTGATGTATTTCTTTACCGAGATAGGGCTGAATTTTCATTACATAGTAAACGAGACAACTGTGATGTATTGCGATTATTCACTCAATTAGCATCTCGCTGCGAAATGTGTGAACAACCAACTGAACTATTTGAATTCTATGACTCTTCTGAGTTGCATAGAGCATGTGTAGTTAAATTAGATGACAAAGATGTACCAGTATACAGAATTCGAAAAGCTAGCCTTCGATTATATTTGGTCTTTGTTAATGCATACATTGTTTTATTTAGATTATCACCTAAGCGAAAAGACAAGATTGATAAATCTGAAAAGACAATCATTGATAATCGTGTTAGAGCCATCTTTAAGTATCAAGCCGACATGGAAACATTCCTGGTGAGGTTGTTATGACAAATAAATTATTTTTGTTCTCATGTGAGCATGAAGATATATCCATTGTAAAAATGGAGCAAGTTGCATCACATTTAGTTGGACTGTTACGTCATAGTAATATGACTCGTTCAGAAATTGCATTACAACTAGGCTGGAAAAAAAGTCGAGTTACAAAAGTTTTATCTGGAGAAGAGAATCTCACTATTAAAACAATTTCCAAGATTTCTCGGCTATTAGGTTATGATTTTGATGTAATTTTTCATAATAAAAATTATGAGAGACCAAAACAACCTTGGCAAATTGATCGTGAAAGAAAGAAAGCCCATTTGGTTGAAAAATCACATAGGAATAAAACAACTTTTCTTTTTGATTTACAAACAGGTCAACAAGTAGTTGAGGATGTTTTATCTGGTAATGAAAAGGAATTTTATATAAGCGTAAATTCCTCAAGATATAACAATGGCAAAACTATAAATATTGTAGCTCAAGAAGTGAATACATTACCGAACACTACTTCATCCTATTTTAATGTTAACCAAGAAATAAAGGTCGGATATGAGCAGCGCTAACAGACATGAAACAGTTACAGATGTAATCAATACACAATTAAATCCTAGTTTACAACCTATTTACGCAGATCAAGTTTTTCAGATTGCAATAGAAAATAATATTGTGAAATTAATGCTTGGTCATAAAGTAAATCAAAATACTGCTGTGCATTCTGCCACAGTAGCCTTACCAATGTCTGGTTTATTATCACTTATTGACACATTAAATAATATTTTTGATAATCCCGACTTCCGAAATAATTATATTCAAGATGTTGAAAAATTAACTCAAGATCTTAAGCAAAGATTTAATTCTTCTTCAGAATAATCGTTGAAGTTGATAAAAAACCCACCACCACGGTGGGTTTTCTTTTTTAATATATTCAAATTTTCCCTGATATTATGGGATTAAGACTTTGTGCCAACATTGATCTTAAATAACCATTAATATCGGAGAAAATATGAAAACTGAAATCATAGAAGCTCTAGCGTTAGAGCTTACTAAGGCAACCATTGCTGATACTGACCCTTTAACCATTAATATAAAAAGCGCTGATCTTTGGGTTAAAACCTACCAGGAATCACTGAAAGCGGTAGAAGAAGCTTTAAAAGAACTTAAGCCAAAGCCTAAAGCCACATCAAAACCCATTTCAGGAATGAGCTAACCCTGATTACTCACACTCTACTATACTCAGCTTGCAGTTATTCTTGGTGGCAAAGTCATCAAGAATAGCTTTCAGCGCATACGCGTTCCGAAGCGTGCACTCTATTTTGAAAGCGGCTGTGCAATCACCAAAAAGAATCTTTTCAGCACGATCAACTTTTTCTTCTAGTTGATCAATATTACTTTCCTGAAGCAGTAGTTTCTCAACCATCTGCTTGCGCCATTCAAACATTTCTTCGCCTAGACTCATTTCTATCACCTTTGATAGTTGGGTTTTCTTTTGTCTATTAAAGCATGAATTATAGTTAATAAAAAGATTAACTGCTGTTAACTTTTCTCTTGACTAAAAAATTAACCATAGTTAATATTATCTCACAGACAACAAAAAAGCACACCGCCCCTCCCCAGGTCCGATGTGCTTTGCAAACTGCGAGATCAATTATGAACGTAAATGCAATTCCATTCAACCATATCAAGGTAACGGGTGTTACAGCACTTGTTTTGATTGCTGGCCTAGCTTCTTGTGAATATAAGGCAGCTAACTCTAGCATCCCCTTCAATTACTCATACGAAAGCAAACAAGTAGTTGCTTCTGAATATGAACTCTTAGGAATTAAGCAAACTGGTGAAAAAACTGGTGTAGCTGTTATCCGCATAGACGGCTTCAAATTAAACGTAAGCTTCGATTTTGACGGCGTAGCTGATAGCTATGGTGTAGCTGGATCTGACTTTACAGCGGCTGAAATTACTAACCTTGCTATTGAGTCAGTAACAGACTTAAGCGGCAAACCTTGGAATGATTTCACCAATCATGACGACCATAAAAACATAAATATTTTATTAGCCGGCTATATCGACCGTAATCATTGGATCGAGGAGGCTTAAAGATGACTAATTTCAAAAAACACCCTAACGGCTACAAGTCATTTTTAGGCCGTGATGATAAAGGCCTCTACTCCGCATTGGCTGGCAAGTGTACGCATCTAATGCTAATGGCTCAGTTCTTTACAAAGTTAAAGACGGAGTTAAGACGCCTTTAAATGTGTTCAGGTTCCAAACTTCTTATCCAAAAGTTTGGAATGAACTCACCCAAGAAATCGATTTTCAGCGCAGAAAGCAGCTCGCTATAAAACTGCGTGAAACAAATATCCCTACTTATGACCGCAAAGCTTACAAGCAAAAACGCGGCTTTACCGGCTCTAGATGAGGATAATAAAAATGACAACTGAAAACTCAAAAGACAACTTACATATCTGGAATGCAGTTAAGCAAACGCCTACCAATTTTCTTAAAAAAATTGAGTTTGGTTATTTAAAAGGTAAATCAGATATTAACCCTCAATGGCGATTAATGGCTATGACTCAGGCCTTTGGACCTGTTGGTCATGGCTGGACTTATAGACATGTGCGTTTGTGGTCTGAAACCGCGCCAGATGGAACCATTATGGCTTTTGCTGAAGTAGCAGTAAAAACCAAGATTGATGGTGTTTGGGGTGAGGAATTTTTCGGCAACGGCGGTTCAGCAATTGTTGAAGTTCAAAAAGGAAAATTAGTAGCGATTGATGAAGGTTATAAAAAGGCCGTTACTGATGCTCTAGGTGTAGCGTTTAAAGCTATTGGCGTGGCCGCTGAT